ATGTCTGCATTGTATGCATCATCCCAAGACTTAATATTTCCACCAATAGAAAAACCACTATATGTGCCATCTAGGACTTTCTCCCAGGCATCTTGTGCACCCTTTGATACGTATGCAGATACATAAACTCCGCTATAAAACTTCTTTGAATTAGGGTCAAAATACTTATCTTCTTTGAATGAGACAATCTTTCCTACCGCTGAAGGTTGGTGCATTTCTCTTAGATTCCCACGGAAATTTTTAAATGCCAAAAGACTTGCCTCAGTTGTAACAATATCATCTTGCTTATCAATATTGTCAAGAGTTGCAAAGCCAGAAACCATTCGGCGTTCTATATCTACCTTGCCAATAGGCATTGACAGACGGACGCTATTCTTGTCTGTTGTCCAGTGTGCTTTATTTATTAACATATCGTTATCCATTATACCAAATGTTTTAAGAGATTTCTCAATTATTGAGACGCTCTTCCCTCTCCTTGTGGATTGCGTCCATCAAGAGTTGCTTCACCATCTGATTGACTATTTGTTCTTTCTGCATCCCTTTGGCGATTGCCAGCAAGGTTTGCTCTAGCATCTGTTGCCTGTCTTGGAGTCATAACAAATGGAGTATCTCCATCTTTTCTCTGTGGCAAATCAAGTGCTGTACGAGCCTCATTTGGCATCATGATCTGAGTCTTAACAAGACGTTCAAGAATCTGAGACTGTGCTATTTCATCTGTAAGAGTTAGTTCATTAAACTTAAGTTCAAGAACATCTGTTTTTTCCTTAATAATCTTGTTGACTACCTTCTCAAGGTGATGTTGGGCGGGTCGTGCAACCTGCTCTTTAAATGTTCTATCCTGAGAAAGTGCTGCTGCAAGTCCAGACTCTGATCCACCTAGTTTTGAAATAGGTACTTGGTGAGCAATTAAAATGTCATCACGATTCTGCTTACGATACTCTTTAAATGATCCATCTTGAATACCGTTTTCAATAGGCTGCATGTTAAACTCAACTTTATTCCCATCTGTATCTCCAGGAAGTGGGATATACAGGGTTCTGTGAGACTGAGACTTTAGCCCAGTCTGAAGGAATCTAAACATCTTATCTTCTGCGTCTCCAGATAGTTTTGCACCCTTTAGAGTAATAATGTATCGTGGTACTGCCTTGTTTTCAAAGTAGTCAATGTTATATCTTGAGGCTAATTGATCTCCGATTAGAGATGGCATTGCAGAAACGATATCTGGAATACCATAGTAGGTGTTTAATGGAGAATAAGACTTAATATGAATAATTTCATTTGCACGACTATCCGCTGTTACTGGGTTTGGATTGTTAGCCCCAAAGTTTCTAAAGTAAACAACTGCCTGACCAATAATCTGAAGGAAGCCATCATTAAGTCTACGAACACGAACAGTGGTTGCTGGAATATGGCCAATGTAACCAATCTCACCTTTTATTGTTCTACCAACTTCAATGAACCCATTGCCAGTTGCCTCAACATCTGTATAAACCTTTTCCATAATTTTTGTAAAACTATCATCATCGTTAAGGTTTTCTAGCCAGTCACGCAATTCAATCTTTGCTCTTTCAATTCTGTTTCTTGCCCTGTCGGTTGCTAACGCATCTTCTGACATTTCTAGTCTAAGTGCAGTTCTATCTGCAATATCAAAACGATATCCAAGGCCTACAATATTTTCTACCTTTGCATCAATTGCTGCATGGTTAGCAAAAGAGGTATCGTAGAAGTTTGCAAGTTCATACATGTTATATGGTGGTGTGATTACGTCAAATAGACCGTATCCATTTCTATATACCGTTCCAGGATTAAGGGCCTTTGATCCAGCATCTACTCCAGATGGAACTGCATTTGCAGAATCTAAATATGCCTCATTTGGTGTTATTGCTTTGCTTACTTGTCTTGCTACACGACGACGGAAGTTTTGATCTAGACCAGAGTATTTTTGTAACTCTTCCCAGTTTTTATTAAATGGGTCACTTAAATTAAACTTATTTTCTTCTTGCTCTTGAGTATTTAAACTTGCTCTAACATACTGGAAGTTATCATCATCATCAGTCACTTTCGTACGCATCCCTTCCGTGTGTTTTTAATGTTTTCTGTGCATCGGCGATAGCGCCTAAGTCATTAACATTTGGAATTAAACCTTGTCTCATTCTATCTTTTTGTTCTGAATATTCTTCTTCGGATACTCTTGTCAGTCCCGCAACAAAATGGGCAGTTCCTTCTCCGTCATCGCCATTAAATATTGCAGCCCTTTTAAGTTCTGCAATCTTTGAGATGTCACCTTTTTGAGCGGGAATGTTTAATACAGATCCCGTTCCATCAGTAAACCACTTTCCGTTTGACTTCTTGTATACGTATAGGCCCCAGTCGTAATGCTTGTCAATGACCTTGCGGCGCACATTTTCAACAATTGGTTTGCCAGTTTTTGGGTTAATTAAAGAATCCATAACCACAAGTATACCAGATTACACTGGTGAGCCAACAGATATTGACCATGTAGTGTCATTGTATATTTTCATCTTATCTGCATCAAAAATCATGCCTGATTCATCATCAATAATAATCTTATTAGTACCCATATAGTTATTGTATACGTCCTGTGAGTTTACTCCGTATAGAGGAGAAGATGATATAGACATTACTCCATCCCAGGTATAGTTGTTTAACCAGTATGACCAGTCGTAGTCAATAGCGCCACTTTGCCTTACTTGATTCCAAGATCTACTTACCTTTGACTGTAACTGCTGTAGGTTATTGGCCTGATAATATGAAATGTTGTTGAATATTGCTGGACCCTTTAAGTTTACAGACCCTAGGAATAGGTCAAAGTTTAACGCTGTTGTGAAGTTAATTCCTAGAATAGACCATTCTTTAACGGTCAAGACTGGTTCACGAACAGGCTTTCCATTTATAAAGTATTTAATCTCATCAAAGTTTGAGTTATCTTTTTTATTTTTTGCATAAACAACTCCTCTTTTTCCAAAACTATCATTTGCAACAACATAGAAGACTATTGTATTATTTTTATGTTCAACTTCAAATAGGGCTATCGGAGTCAGTGGAAAGGCTCTTTGCTCATATTTAATCCATGATTGAAATGCACTTACTCTGTAGTTTTCTGCAACAGATTGATTTACTGGCATAGAGATACCACGATCTTCATTTAAGTCAAAGTCTCCACGAACCTGAATTCCAGATGTGCGGTTTGTGTATAGGTACGGAGTGCTTGCCTTATAAATACTAAATGGATTTTTTGCCTTATAGTCATAATATAAGCCAGACCTCTTGTATGGGAAAAGGTTAGATCCAAACTTTGTTCCAATTGGATTAAATGAATTATCATTAAGAGCCTGGGAAGCAATTTCTAATTTCTTTAAAACTACTGGCTTTTTAATTATTCCACGAACAACAAAGTCAACACTGTAAACAACTGCAAGTTCATTAAAATCTATATCTTTTCTTGGATAGACCAATGTGTTATCAATAATCTCAAACTTTGTTTTTTGCCAAGATGGGTAGTGAGATACATCAACTACAGAGTTTTCTTGTGGAGAAACGGCTTCTGTAAAATAACTTGATGGAGCATTTGCTCCTTCGTCTACATATTGAAAAGTTAGATAACTTCTAATTGAGGCATTCTCAGTATTATATTCATAATATGTTAAAGAATTTTCTAGCATATTAGAATAGTTGTACCATCCAGTAAACAATACATTTTGTAGTTGGGTGTATGTTCTTCTTACTGGGGTATCGTAGTTATTCATTAAATCTTGATAGGTTAGTTCTTGTCCCCTTGTTGATTCCAACAATGTATCTGGTGATGGGTATCCTAAGTTAAACTGCAAAAAGTCAAGATCATAAAAAGAATTTCCAGAATCACTTTGAACATATTGTCCAAAATATGATAGTGGTAGGTAGTCTTCCCAGTGTCCAGAAATACCAATATCTAAAAATAGTTGATTATATGAAAATGTTGGTAGCAGTGTATAACTTGCCATGTAATCTAAAAGAGTTATTGCGCTTGGCTTTGTTGTTCCACCGTCATAGACAGAAGACCAAAACGTAGTATTGTATAATCCTCCATCAATTAAGTCTGCCTCTTCATTATAAAGTCCTCCATTTACAATGCTAGATAATGTTGGATCATTGTCACTAACTAGAAGTCCATAAGAATTAAAAAGATTAGATATTCCATTTAGGTTTGATTTTGTTGAAAATCCAACGGAATAAATATATCCATCAAAGGTGTTATTTCCTTGATCGTCTCCACCAACATAAAGGCTTAGTGAATTCTGATTACCAAAAAATGTTGAAAGGTTTCCACCAGTTGAATTAATAAGAGACTCAATGTCAAATCCTGCAGCAAATGGTTCGTTTAAACTAATGCTTTGTGTTCGGTAAACTTCTTGTTCAGTTCCCCCATAATTCAAAGAATAGACAACCTCAAGACCATCAACTTTAACAATAAAATAGTTTCCAGTGCTTGGGCTATAAACTTTAAATAATATCTTTTCTTCTTGGTCAGTTCCGCTTCCTTGATACCCTACTTCAAATACTCCATAAAGAGATGCAACCTGGTCATTTAAAACATTAAAGTTTGTAAAGTATAGATATGCTCCTTGGTTATCCCAAGTTGAATCAGGATTAAGTGATATAAATCTAGCATCAGTTCCTATGTTTCCGCTAGTAAGATTATCAAACAAAGAGTTTGAATCATCGTATAGGTCCTGTAATGTTTTTGTTCCAGTGAAGATTGTTGGAAGTGTGTAGTCTGGTGTCTTTAAATATTTTTCTGTAGTAGATAGGTTATCAAAACTTCCTTGTTGCCATTGTGCAAAACTTGGATAATTATAGTTTGATGTATAGTCTGCAAACGTATAGTCAATTACAGCAGACGTTCCTCCATATGCAGAATCAATTGCCTCTGATGACCCAACTCCCTGACCATAAACCCATCGTCTTTTTGCAACCACGTCTGGAACACGGTAAGAGTAAATAGCAAAACAATCAATCTCAACAGGTGTAACATCTTCATAAGAATAGAAACCAACCCAGTCTTCGTCAACTCCATCTGCAAGGTTTATAGATGCAGTATCAAAATCTAAAGAAATAACTTCTTCTCCGTTTATCATAACCGTTGCATTATTATTAACTACCGTAATGTGTATTAGCATTGGCCTAAACCATTCAGATACAAAATGAGAACTAAAGTTATTGCCAATTAGTAGTGTTAAAAATCCATCTTCTACATATAGTCCATCACTGCTTCCAATTGGTCCAAAAATTTTTTTAGATGTAATAGATCCTGAGTTTATTCTTGCCCAAAATTCAACAGTATAATTATTATATCTTCCTGTTTCATGTAAAAATCCTTTTCCAGGGAAAATAACTGATGGTCTTCCACCGTTTGGTTCAAGTTTTGTAATTCCCGATGCACCAAAGACTAGTGGAATTCCTGTATTCTTTGCAACAAGTGAGTTATTGTTTACAAGATAGTATCCAGTATCTGATGATATTCCATAGGCTGCTGCAGGAACAACTTTGTTATTAGTTGTTATATTAATATTTGCTGGGAAAGTCTGTGAAGTAATACCCAAAGAGCCAACATTAAATTCTTCAGACCACTGACCAAGAGTTATTCCATTAAAGTAAAACTCATAATCTGCTGAAGTAGATCCTCCATCAATTGTAATAATCTTTATAACTAATCTTAATGTTGTAGTCTCATCTGGTATCTCAAAGGTCTCTGATATAAAACCCCATTGCTGAAACAAA